GTGCCAAAATTGGGAGACGGTCTTCCATCCTCCATGACGTATGAGATAGCAACGCTGCGCGACCAGTTCGCGATGGCTGCGCTGACAGGCATCTTGAGCAAGCATGATAACTTGCTGTCTGAGCGTGTGGCTGAGATCGCATTCGATTACGCCGACGCCATGATGGAGGCGCGGAAATGAACCGCGAAGACATAATCCAAGAGATGATCCGTAGTGAAGAACGACACAAGCAGTCACTCGCTGATCTCAAAGCCTTTGAGTTTAAAATGGCGGTGATCATGATCGTTAGTGGTTGTTTTATGCTTGGCGGCGTTATCAGCTTTATCGCGTTGAAGGTGATGCAATGAAATGGCAACCTATTGAGACTGCGCCAAAGGATGGGACGCCCATCTTGGCTTCACTTGGCCCTTTTATGTACATCGTCTTCTGGTCAGACCATCCAGACCTAAAACACCCATATGCGTGGTGGGAACAGGGCCATGCGGAATGGGAAAACGAAAAGTTGATTGGGTATCACGAACATTTCTATCCAGCTTCACCAACCCACTGGTTGCCTTTGCCAAAGCTACCAAAGGAGGGACTGCAATGACCAGCAACGAGATGTGGGTTCTCTGCGGCGACTGCGAGCATAAGTGGGTTGCTGTGCATCTGCCCATGACGATTGAAAAAGTCGCGGCAATCATGAAACGGCTGATCTGTCCAAAATGCGCGAAGGCTGGCAAGATTTATATATGCGAGGCCGCGACACAGGATACGCATGTTTCGGTTGGCAGCGGCGGCGGTTCTGGTCGTATTCAAACTGGCGGTGGCGCTATACGCGGCCACATTACTATTCCTGCGGGTGGGCCTGAAGGGTGGGCAGGGGAGAAGAAAGATGCAGAATGATCTTCTCTTAAGAATGCAAAGCTGGTTGGATGCTCAACCGCCCCAAGAGGGCCGCACGTTTGATTTGATGCACCCTGAAGTCCTGATCAGTTCGGCACTGCAAACGCTGGTGCTGCAAGAGCGGGCGCTGCGGCTTGGCATTGATATGCGCGAGAAGCAGAAAGCTTATTTTAAAAGACGGTTTCAAGACGTTTTGCTCGATTGCAAGAAGGCCGAGTCTGCCTTTGATAAAGCTGCCATTGCCGCACTAGGGGGGACGAAAGATGATGCTTCAGCTTGATCCGCCAATCCCGATTGATACACCAAAGGGCAAGGCTCTTGCTCATGTCCTAATAGATTACGGTGTTGAGTATGATCTTCTCTGGGTCTGCTTTCATGAAGACAAAGAGTGCTGGACTTGGAGAAACCAAGACATCCGCGCAGATGAGAACATTACGATGGGACGCCGGCGCGCATGACACGTTTTGTGCGAAGCTGGATTTAATGTTAAGATGACACCATGACACACAGGCTTATCAAGAGCGGTTGGCATTACACGTTTGGCTGGCTCCGTCGCCCGGAGCTAGACGATGCGAATGGCTATTGCTACGAAGCTCCCGATGGCGATCTGATCTTCACAACGAAGGCAGGACACTCCGTCAGGCTTTACCTTGACTGCCTTGAGGACGAAGTGACAGGCGAGCGTTATGTGGCCTTTACGCGGCTTCCTATAAGGCGATGGGCAAGGGCAAGCAAATGAAGATGCTTGAGCTGGAAGGCAGGCGCATCTCGATAGAGCAGCAGCTCTTTGATCTTGATCGTGCGGATGCAGAGGCATCGCTTGCTGAGTTCATCAGACAGGCTTGGCATGTGATCGAGCCGGGCTCGCCTTACATCCACGGCTGGCATATCGATTTCATTTGCGAGCATCTTGAGGCGATCACCAACGGCGATGAGTTGCCTGATGGGACGCCTTACAATCGTTTGCTGATCAACGTGCCACCGGGCACGATGAAGTCGCTCATCACCAACGTGTTCTGGCCTGCATGGGAGTGGGGACCAAAGAACATGCCGTGGCTGCGCTATGTCTGCGCTGCGCACAAGGTGGAGAACCTTTCTGCGCGAGATAGCCGGCGCATGCGACAGCTTATTACCAGCGAGTGGTATATGGAGCGGTGGGGCGAGAGAGTATCGCTTGCGAAGGATCAGAACGAGAAGCTGAACTTTCAGAACAGCGTGGGCGGATTCCGTATTGCTACAGCCATCACGAGCCTCACGGGTATCCGTGGCGACCGGGTGATCATCGATGACCCTCACAGCGTGGATTCTGCGGCCTCTGAGACGCAACGCGAGACTGAGGTGACCACGTTCCTTGAAGCAATCCCGACCCGCCTCAACAACCCTGTAAAGAGCGCCATTGTCGTGATCATGCAGAGACTGCATCAGGACGATGTCTCCGGCGTCATCCTCGACAAGGGGCTTGGCTACGATCACATCATGCTGCCCATGCGCTATGACCCTGTCAGGGCGTCATGCACAAAGCTTGGCTATGAAGACCCGCGTGAGGAGGATGGCGAGCTGCTATTCCCTGAGCGGTTGCCTTTGGACGTTGTGGATCGCGACGAACGTGCGATGGGTCCGTATGCGACTGCCGGCCAGCATCAGCAAGAGCCTGCGCCTCGCGGTGGCGGCGTTATCAAGCGCGACTGGTGGGTGCTATGGGAGCGCGAGAAGTTCCCGCCTCTGGACTACGTCATTGCGTCTCTCGATACGGCCTACACGACCAAGACAGAGAACGACTTCAGCGCCATGACTGTTTGGGGCATCTTCAGCGGCGGCGATCAGGTAGCCGTTGCTACGCGACAGATTACGCCTGACGGCGATCTCGTCAGTGCTGTAAGGCGCACATACACGGAAGAGCACCCAAAGGTTGTGATGCTCTGGGCGTGGCAAGAAAGGCTTGAGCTGCACGAGCTTGTGGTGAAGGTGGAAGACACCATGCGCAAGTTCAAGGTTGACAAACTGCTCGTTGAAAACAAGGCGGCAGGCATCAGCGTCGCGCAGGAATTGCGTAGGCTTTTCAACCATGTAGACTTCGCGGTTCAACTGGTTGATCCGAAAGCGCAGGACAAGCTTGCCCGTGTTCATTCGATTGCGCATCTGTTTGCAGAGGGTTTGATCTACGCGCCTGATCGTTCGTGGGCAGACAACGTCATCAAGCAGTGCGAAATATTCCCCAAGGGCAAGAACGATGACTTGGTGGACACTGTCAGCATGGCTCTGAAGCATCTGCGCGAGACAGGCCTGCTTGTGCGTGGCGCTGAGTGGACGGCT